GCGGTTTGGTCTATTGCCTTGCCGTCTTTTTCAATCACAAACACCTTTGGTGCTAGACCACGAGTCACCTTGTATGTGCTGCCGTTAACTGTGAATTCAATCTCTACCACACAGTCTTTACCGTTGATGGAGTTAACAATTTGTGGAATATTGATGTTACGAAACGGCTTGCCGTATAGAACAAAGGTTATAGCGTCAAGCATGGTAGTTTTACCTGCTCCGTTTTCGCCGCACACAAGAGTGGTTGCGGATTTATCTAGAGCCACTTCGGTAAACACATTTCCCGTGCTTAGTAGATTTTTCCACTTAATCTTGTTGAATGTGATCATGGTTTTCCAATCTCGTTTGCCATGCACTCTCCGTACAGTTCACGAATAAGTTCCTTGATAGCCTTGCAGTCTCCAATGTCCTGCTTCAGCGAATCAATTTCTCGATTAATGATTGAAATAGTATCCTCTCCCAACTCATCAGTAGCCGTATCAGTTGCGGTTTCCTGTTGGAAGTCTTCAATAATAGTAACACCGTGTGGGCTGCTACTGTACACCGAATCCACAAACTTTTCAAACAGGTACGGCTTTGTCTTCTTCTCTACAATGATACGAACATACTTGCTTCGTGTTCTGTCCTCATCAACCGATAGAGGAACTGTATCACTACTCTGCGAGTCATCGTAACGAATCTGAGTAAAGATTGTGTGTGGATTCTTGACGAACTCCAAGTCCTGTGTCTCGGTATCAAATATATGGAATCCCTTTTTCTCTCCGTAGTCACTCATCGTGATCTGATAGGGACATCCCAAATAATGAATGTTGTCGCGAGAATGGCGGGAGTGGAAGTGTCCTGTGTACACCGCCTTGAACCGTTGGAATAGATTTGCATCCATACCACCATCGAATGGAGTATTCCTGAGAACATGATATCCGTTGAGTTCAAGATGACCCATCATTATGTCTGCGGGTGCGTCCTTCAGGAATTGTAAAGACTCTGCTTCGTTTTCCTTGTTGATCCACGGCAGCATTGCAATGGGAAGCCCATCAAAGGTTAGAACAGTTGGCTTGTCGTGAACAATAAAGCGATCCGAGAACAACTCCTGTAGTGAGTTTACTTCGCTCTTGTTCTTAAAGAAGATATCGTGGTTGCCCAAGATGCAGTGCATCTTTGCTCCGCTCTTCTCAAGCCGCTTCACGAATCCTGTCTGTACTGCATTCAGAGTAAGAAAGTTTACGAACTTGCGGCGATCAAGAAAGTCGCCCAAGTGAATAATGGTGTCGATTCCATCTGCTTCAATCCGAGGAAAGAACACGCGATCAAAGAACCGCATGAAATGCTCTAGGAACAATGGCGAATCGTTTCGCGCACCGAAATGGGTATCCGTCACCAATGCAATCTTCACTTCTTCTTGCCTTTCGATTTCTTCTTTGCTACAGGTGGGGTCTTTGGCTTTGCAGGTTTTGCAGCCGCCTTCTTCTTTTTCTTGGTCTTGGGTTTAACTTCAGAAACCTCTTCCTTCGCTTCACCTGTTTTCTTTTCAAACGAAGCAATATCGTTTTCGGTCAGGAAGGTAGGAAGGGTTTCAAAATTCTCGCCAACCTTTAGATAGTTCTCGCGGAACCATCGGCGCACAGAAGAATCCACATTGGACATCTCAATCTTCTTGAGTTTGATATACGCTTGCTTCTTCTCCTTCTGTATGCGGCGAAGAAAAGCGTAGTAGGTGATCTGAGTGAAATATGAGAATGGATTGCTTGATTTTTCAGGATCAAAGTTGTATGCGTACAGCAAACAATTTTCAATTCCATCAGACATCATTTCATCACGATACGGGTAGTTTATGAAGTTAGGTTTGCGGGATAAATGCTCCGCAATCTTCATAAAGCACTCACCGATGTAATGAGTTACGGGAGGATGCTTCTCACCCTTTTCGTTTGCGGCAGTAACAAGTAGTTTCCATGCTGATATCTCAGCAAAAAACTGTTGGTTGTCGATATAGTGGTCACTCTTTTTCTTAGCCATCACATTCCTTTATGTACATTATGAATCATAATCAACTCCGTGTCAACCCTTATCTGTATTTTTTGGAGGCTCTTGTTCTGGCAAGTAGTCTTTCAAAAATGGCGACCAGTCTCCCGATGTGTTTCCGTATTCGGGTTTTGCCTTGTGCTCATCGGCAGGTTCCTTCCAATCGTCCTTGGAAGTCTTCTCTCTTTTCTGCCGCTTTGCTCGCTTTGGCTTGTCTTCAACTTCCTCTTCTTCCTCTTCTTCCTCTTCATTCATCATCTGTTCAAGAAAGTCTGTACTCGTAAAATCAGAAATACAATCTTTCAAATAATCAATAAAGCCTGTCTCCACCCAACTAGCAAGAATGTCTTTTGGAATACTCACAGAAAACACAATGCCTTCTACCCGTGGAGGGAACGAAGGGGGAAACGATGGGGGAAACACAGGACTTAATTGATCAAACACCGACTGAAGTGGATTCTTGTAGTCTGTTGCCTGTGGTGGTGCGTCTTCCTGCGCCATACGCTTGAGCAATTCCTCTAACTTTTTATCCACATCATCGCTGAGTTCAAGCATTTCGTCTTCATCAAACAAGGGAAGTTCGGCGGGAGCAGTAGAGGACGGTGGCAGTGGAAGTGCTGCACCACGATCATCTGCTTCGGTTTGGCGATCATACAGACACACAATATCGGGATCGGGTTGCAATTCAACAACAATAAAGTCTAGTGGAATGTCTGCAATTATTTCAGAAGTGCTGCCAAGCCAATCGGAGAAGTAGATCACCTGACGCTTTGCACCCGTGTAAGGATCACTCTGAATATTATTCATGATCCGCATGGGACGCTGCAACTTAATCTTGTCTTTGGTTTTACCTGCAACCTTTGCAATAATTTCTTCGCCACTACGGAGTTTGAAGATTCTGAGTTCTGTTTTTTTCTTTCGGCTCATGTGTCTTCTCCTAACTGTATTTTTACTACCTTGTACTCGAAACCTTCGGCTTCGTACAGTTTCATACGCTCATTCATATGGCGAAGTGTGTGATTCTTCCAAGTCTTCCATGAAAGATCATCACCTAGATCATAAAGTCGCGCTGTGGTCTTGTCTTGTGAAACTCGCAATTGTCTTCCAATACTCTGCAATACTCGTATCCGTGACTTGGATGGTGAAGCAAATATAATGTTGTTCAGTCTTCGAATGGAAATGCCTGTGCTGAATGTTCCATAAGAAGCAATAATGACGGCATCAGATTCTGTTTCTACAATCTTGCGTATCTCTTCTCGTTCCGATGCTTCCGTACCGCCATAGACAAAGAATACCTTGCGCTCCATTGGAATGCAAGCCCTAACCATAGTATTTAGCAGTTTGCCGTGATCTTCTACGAATTGAAAAAGTATAAGCGAGTTACCCTTGAGTGATTTACAAAGATTAGCAATAAAACGATTTCGGCGAGTGGATCCAATGATCCACTTGATTTCATCGGGATATTTCGCTCGCTTCACAGATTCTCTATCAATATCGGGATACGACAGTAGTATGCAGTCAATTTTTAGATCGCTGAGTATTTTCTTTTCCATGAGTGCCTTGGTCTTTGTGACCTCATAGGCACGACCAAACAGCCCCTCAAGCACAAGGCGATGGGTATCAGTGCCGTCCAAGGTTCCTGTAGTACCAACGCGGAAAGGACAACGCTTTAGTTTGGTGAGTATTGCGGTGAGAGACTTGGACTTGAACAGGTGGGCTTCATCTCCAACCACAGCACCAAACTGCTCAAAGTACTTTTCCGTTTGCTTGTATATGGATTGCCATGTGGAAATCACCACACGCTTCTGTGTTGCCTTGTCCGCTCCTGCAAGAATCTTATGGCAATTAGTTTGCACATCCCATCCGTTTGCCGAAGAGTAATCCGTAAAGTCAGAAAACATCTGCTCTACTAGGGACACTGTTGGCACAATGATGAGTACCTTTTTGTCCTTTGGAATCTTGCTCAGGTAGTATCGCAGTAGTGCGTAGATGATAAGACTTTTTCCGCTGCCTGTGGGAGACAGCAGAAGGCATCGTTCTTCCTGCATGGCGTGTTGCACTGCATTAATCTGATGCTCATGGGGAGAGACTTTTTTCCCGTGTACTTGAACATTCAAGAAGTCTTCCATGAATCCCTGCACATCAGCAGGGGTAGTGGTGAACGCATTGCGTGAAGGCAGGGTAATGGTGTACTTGCGTTCGTCTGCGAATTTCTGAATGTACTCCACTAGTCCTGCGTAGATGGTCTGCGTGTGAATATTGTAGAGTTTGATTTCGCCGTTCCACATACGAGAGCGATACGCTGGCATGAACTTGTAACCAGGAACCTTGAAAGTAAAATAATCAGAGAGTTCATGGGCAATGCCTTTATCGCAATGCACACGAACATTCACCGAATCTATTTCGCTTACATCAAGGTCGAACATTACAACAAGTCCTCGTTTCCCACAACCTGACCGTTGAACCGTATATTATATTTAGTTCCCAAGTCTCCTCTCCACCCAACCGTCTTTATTCCGCTACATTTCATCATTAGGAGTCCATTGTGGATAGTATCCTGCGAACGCTCAGGAGAGGCTTCTACGAGGCGGCAAAGGGTAACCACGCGCTTGATGCCGAACTCTATAAGAGTACGAGCGCACTCAGCACACACTCCCCATGTGCAGTACACGGTTAACCCCTGAGTTGGAAGTCCGTTCTGTAGTGCCTTGAATACTACTGCTCGTTCCGCGTGTTCGGTGCAGTAATTTTTAGTTTTAGGAGTGCACTCGTAGTCATATAAATTTTCGGGGATAGCGTTCCACGCTGCCAGTACCACACCACCCACAGGAACTACAAGTACTGCACCCACCTGTGTTCTAGGATCAGTGCTGTGTCGTGCGGCAGAAAATGCGTCTTGCAGATACATACGATCCACCCACCAATTGGCAGGGTCTTCGCAAAGCGCAGTTGTGGGATTACTGTCCATTCACAAACTTACGCCAATCAATGGCATTACGAATTTTCCAATGACGATTATTTAATTCCTTCACAATTTCTTCTAGCAGTGAAATCTTTTCCTTTTGATACACCACTCGCTGACGAGCCTTGGATATATCTGCATCTGCATTCAAATATAGGTCAAGATCATTACGCAAAATCTTTAGTGCAAACGGCTCCCATCCACGAGCGGTTAACTCCTCTTGTGACATTTTACCTGTGTAGTATTCCCACTTGCTTCGTAGTGTAATATCGTAATCACTTGTAATCTTTGCCAACGACAACCGCTCGTCCATTAGGAAGTTCAGGTACTTGCTGTGTAGTTGTGGAATCTTGAGGGATTCAATGTCCAATGCGGTTTCGTCCAACCGCACATCCCGTTCAATTTCTTTTCTAATATCGTCCAAGGTCATAATGTGTTCTCCGTAGGGGAGAGTCTACACCATATCCACTAAGAGTCAACCCCTATTCACAAACAAATATTAGTACCGCTCAATGCTGTAACTTCTGTACCCAAAAGTAACAGTGGACTGTATTGGTTCGGGATCCATGATAGTGGATGAAAAATCAATAGCGGACAGGTTCTTGGGATACAGCCCTTCAAAGGTAACACTAATTTTGGGTTGCTTGCCGCTGTTCAGTACAACCAGATTGGCTGTGGTGAGGTGAGTATTTGGGGAGCGAAACTCCTCGTAATTTTCCACATTGGTAACGGAGCGCATCCAGTTGTATATTTCAAGCCAATTTAAAAGAGCCTCGTCCACTATGAATGTAATAGTCAAGTCATCAAATTCCATTTTGGATGGAGCCTTGATGGGCACAAACGGATTAGGCATTGAAACATCCGTGAGTGTTACAGAGGGTATCGAAGCGGTCTGACAGAAGTAAGTAGTATTCGGCAGTCTTGCCATAGAGAAACGAAAATATGTGGGCAGCAAGGCACTGATATTTTCAGGATACCTGTTCTTGATGTCTGCGGGAATGTCAAATTGGAATGTGTTTGCCATACAAGTATGTAGAAAAGAACAGGGGAGGGCACGAAGCCCTCCCCCATGTCTTTGCTTGTGAGCAGTCTATTACGAAGCCACGCCGTGGAGGTTGTCCACGCGGAAGATACGGTAGTAGACATTTGCGCGAGTCTTCAGACCGCCGTAACCAACAGTGGTTCCTTCTGCAAAGGGGTTCGCGACCATGCCGTAGCGGGTCTTGAATGCCATCTTTGGCTGGAAGGTACTAGTATCAACAGCACGCATCATCTGAAGCGGAACATACGGGCAGTAGAAGATACCTGCATCGTATGGGCTGCTGCCCTTGTATCCCGTGAGTACAAAGTTGCTGCCACTGGTTGCAGTGGTGTCGATGTACGGATCAATGTACACCTTGATCTTGCCGTTGAGGGTACCAGCAAAGGTATTGCCAGTGTCATCAACATCAAGAGTGGTGTTAATAGCAGGTGAGATGTTCAAGAAACCACCCATTGCGAGGGCTGAAGCAACATCTGCGGAGCAGATGATGAAGTTGCCCTTACCGCGACGGGTATCCTTGGCGATCTGATTGCATTCACGCTCAATCTGGAACATCAGACCACGGAACTTTTCCGCGCTCCAACGACCATCAGAGTCCTGAATGAGATCGTACACGCCACCGACTGCCGAACCAGCG